CTACTACTTCTAAACAATCTGGAAGATTTTTACTAGATACACATTGATGATGTAGAGAATTTACTTTGATTCCTTTTCCCTTATTATAACCGTTCTTAAAGTTAACTAATTCCGATTCTAATTTATGATTAGTAACAATCATATTATGAACTGCTTTAGCTCTGTCTAAAGAATCATTAGACTCATGATTATATAAATGTTGTATTAAAACACCACCAAACAAAACAGCAATAGTCTGAATGCCTCTACATATTCCAAAGATAGGAACATTAGCTTTAATATATTGAGGAAGTATTTTTACATCAAAATATTCTTTAATAGGATCTGGTCGTGTATTATTAAAATTAGGTTTTGCTCCATATCTTAAGGGATCTATATCAGATCCTCCGGGTATTACTAAAAGATCTATAGAATTGTCTACTTCTTCTGTTAAAGTTAATACTTTAACTATTCCATATTGTTCAAAAAATTCCATATATGGTAAAGTAACACCAAAACTATTATCTCCAACTTTCCATCCGGGTATTCCTATTATTGGTTTTCTTGTCATATTATTTAATTATTTAATTATTTAGTTAATCCCATTCATGTAAATACATGTCTCTATTTTCTATAGTACAATTAAGAGCTGTTATGATATCACAATGATACGTTAATACGCCATCATCTGTTATCATGAAAGTAATACCATGTAATGCATTCCAATATTTATCCATATTCATATACTTAGTGGGAAATCTGGATAATAATTTCATATGTTCCTTTGGCAAAAATCCTTCTTTATATTTAGTTTCTGTATTATTTACTACATATTTAATACATTTAGGACATAGAACTAAAGAAGTTTTTTTATCCCACTCTTTTTTATCAAGAGGAGTTTTTATAATAATGTAACAAAGATTACATAATAAAGCACCATCACCATTATTAAACTTAACAATTGGTTTAAGTTTATTAGGTAATATTTGTTTTTCAACTTTTTTATCTTTTTTCATTCTCGTTGTTTTTCACAAGATAATACACTAGATATTCCACATTTAATATAAGTATATGTTTTTTCAAAATCATCAATTTCTTCTTGTGTCATATTACACATTGTAAACGGATTATAATGTACTATCCTTTCATTCAAGTTAGTTTTAACTTGTAAGCAATCCCAACAATAATCTTCTATTGGTTCACAAGAAAAGATTAAAGTTAATAAAATAAATAATCCTAATTTTTTCATGATTCTAGATTATATGTTATACCATTAATAGAGCATAATTGTTCAGCATCTATTTTAAAATTAATAGATATACTGTTTACAATATATTCATTAAGTAGATTTCTTGTATGTAAATCATATAATAATTCTACTATAGCGTTTTTAATTTCTTCTTCTGTCATCTTGCTTTGTTTTTAATGTTGGTTAGCCAATAAGAATAAGCGTAATCTAAATTACTTATCCATTCTCCAGCTTGATGGTCAAATACTTGTTGTTTACTAAACATCCACTCGACAAACTCTTTCTCGTAGCAATCAGGCTTCTGCTCAACAGGACGGAGATAATAGTCAACGTTTTTAAGCCAATAATTAACATCAACATTATATCCTACATCACCATTAAATGGAAAACGTAATCTGTGTCCGCTACCATCTATAAGTTGTACATGATAATTTCCAACTTTCTTTGGCAAATCATTTTCACTCTTTATGTGGATTTTTTCAAATAGCTCTTTCATTGTATTTGGTTTTTAAGTTTCATCTTTTGAGTTTTGGATATATTGTGTACATATATTAGCAGTTAGAGGTAATAAAATTTACTACCGAAACTACTTCATTAATCGTTTTTTGTTTTTTATATCATATTCCGAAAAATGAAGTTTGCCGTCTTTCCCACAGGTGGGGTATCCGTGTCCTTGAAAATATCTCATTGGGCAAGGTATCCATCCTTCGCTTCTGTGCATATCGCCACTTTCTAAAATACTACCTTCACCTTTACAAGTGGGGCAAACTTCATTTTCTAATTTAAAATCCCATCTTTCCATAATCCGTAAATTTTACATACCTAACTTAAATAAACTATGCGTTTGATAAAGATTATATATTTTTTAATAATTTATTTAATATATCTGTAGCAAAAGTCTTTCCATAATTCTTAACTAAATCGCTAAAATCTTTAGAACCATATTCTATAGGAATATATATAAAAGATATATCATACATTTTCTTATAATTTTCAGATTGCATAATACCTTGTCTATCATTATCAAATAAAGTGATTACTTTCTTAAATCTTTTTTTATATTCTTCTATTACAGTTTGTTTAATAAAAGTAGATTCTGCTTGTATTCCTATAGAAGATATATTAGTTATTTCCCAAATAGACATAACGTCTTTTAAAGATTTAGTGATAATAAGAAGGTCTCCTGATTCAGGTAATTGAGTATATCCTTGATGTACACCAAAAGGATGATTAGTTCTCCATTTATTAGTTTTACTAGCATATGGACGATATATCTTGTAAGTATATTTATTATCTTTATGTTCTATATAAGCAAAAGTAAGTCCTTTTGTTTCAATATAAAAATCATTAATATAATATCCTACAATAGGAGACACATTATATTTAGTAAGAGTAGGTAAGGTTATGCCATAAGAAGACCAATACTCAAAATCAGCATTTTTCCAATTTCTAGCAACTATTTCTATATGACTAGATGCTTTTTCAGCATGATATTGTTTAGGATTGACTTCTTTTTTTCTAGGTATAGAACTAGATAAATCAAAATCTATTTTTTGAATAGTTTCATTATAACTTTTTAATCCTAGTAAATATTGAACAAATCTGATACAATCTCCTCTTCTACCTGCAAAATCTTTAAATAATAAGCATCCATATTGCTTACTATAAAAAATATTAAAACTAGGGATACTATCATCGTGTCTTAATGGACTGTGATAAGTATCTCCTAGTTCAAAATCTCCTAAATAATATCTGAATATATCGTAATCAGAATACTTTTTTAAAAGTTCTTCTTTTGTGATACCTTTTGATAAAAACTTAGAGTCGTTAAGATCAATTGACATTATGATATAAGTTAAAACCTCTTTTTAAATCTTTAGAATCGTAACCATTAAAAGAAGAAGCAATTTCTACAAATTCCTGATAATACTTACTTTCATTATAAGCAGCTAAAGTAGTTAATATACCTCTTTTTGCTGAACCAAGAAGACGAGATTCTGCTTTTATTCTTCCTAGCTTTTTAACAAAGAGTTCTTTAGCACCACAAATTGCTATACCCAATTTTAGAGACTTAAAGTCATCTGAGAGTTTACCCGCTATCGTAAATCTTCGATTATCGGTAGTAACTCCATGATAGAACATTGTTTTCATGATAATTTAGTTATATTAAATAATTAATTTAGTATTTCAACTCCAATATAATATAATACAAAAGTAAGAATTGTAATAAAAATAGGAACAAAAAAATATTTATTTCCTTCTTCCATAATATTTTCCCAACACATTGATATATACCAAGGAGAAAACATATTACGAATTAAGATAGAAAAAACTCCAACAAGAATTATATATATTAAAGATATTAATATAACTATTATTAAAGTAAATAATCCAATTAATAATGGTTTCATATTTAAAATATTATTGATCCTTGTTTATCCCAACTAGTATACAGATGTCCATCCTGATGATATATTAAAGACCGTATATCTTCAGTATTATTATGTTCTTGAATACAGTAATCTATTATAGAAAAGGATATTCCTCCTAAATCATAAACAGAAGATCCAAAAGCTAGTTCTCTTACTAAATGTTTTGGAGTAAAATCTCTTCTGAAATAATCAAGAAAATAAGAATGATCTTTTGTGGTATTATTTTGTATCCAATTAGAAGTAGTTATATCTAATGAATTGCTAGGAATAGTTGCTTTTCTAAAGGTTATTTGTTTAATACCATAATTTTTTATTTTAACAAAAAAATCATTAGGATCAACATTCCACATATCAGTTAATACAATAGTTAACCTTATATTCATTCCAAACTTATTAGCTTCATTATATATATCTGCTAATGTATCAATAGCTTTATATTTATCTATTGAAATAGCCAAAGTATTAAAACCATGTAAATATAAAGACTTTACTGTACAAGCACAACTTAATAAACCATTAGTCTGTATCTCTAAAGGAAAGGTTCTGAAATATTTAGCACATTCTTGAACTTTATTAAGATTATTAAGAGGCTCTCCTTTAGAAGTTATTAATACACTGGAAACAGAAGCCAACCTAGCCATCTCTAAAGCTTTTGGAAGGTTTCTGGTAAACAATACTTCATTAGGAGTAGGATTCCAAGTCATTTTAGATATACAATAAGGGCAATTTTTACCACATATTGCATCAATACAAATTGTTAGATTATTTGCTTTCATTCATTAAATCCCCATTTTAATTCTAATTGATCAACTTCTTCAATACTGTTTACAAGAGCCATATTTAACTTAGGGGATAATTCTTGTATTGCTTCAAAAATTCCCTCACAACTTTTTATAGCTTCTTTAGTAGCATGTGGCAATTGTGTACTAACCATAATAGTACCATCTGTAGCACAAAAATAGAGTTTTTTCATTTATTAATTTTTAAAATTTTTAAAATAGTACTTGGAAAGGGAGTCGAACCCTCACGGCCTAATGACCATTGGATTTTAAGTCCAACGTGTATACCATTCCACCACCCAAGCAAAAAAGAGGGTGCTATTAACACCCTCAATCACCTAACCTAAAAACATGAACAAAATTAACCATTAAGCCATGATAAATCATCTGTATTTTCTACAGATTCTTCAGTATTATTATTATTTAACAAAACATCTGATGCTGTAGGAGTAGGATTTGGAGCTTTTACAACATTATCACTACTTGTTAAACTTAAAGAATTAGCTACAGTCATTGGTTGTATAAAACTACCAAAGCTTTTAAATCCAAGATATCTAGCAGGATTTTTGCTTGTACCATAACAAACAGCTACTCTGAAAGGCTTGTTTAAAGAGGGAGCAACCATTTTCATTACTCCATCTAATACCTCTCTTGTAGTATTCCAAACAGGAAATTTAACATCATCTCCAAAAACTCCTCTTGCTAACATTATAAGTCTTTGTGCTTGATATCCGGTAAAACCCTTAGAACCTTCTTCCTGATAATAAAATCCTTCATTAATGCTAGCTCCTTTAGAGTCAACAGCAATTAATTTGTAATCTGGTTTTTTGTCATCAGTTCCGGGTGTCTTACGTTCAATAGTCAATTTAACATTATCCACAATCCCTGCAATCCCATCGTTAAAGATTTTTAATTCTTTTACGAAATCTTCACTTTTGTTTAAGTCTACTGACATAATTTTTAATATTTAAAGTTATTATTTGTTGCTATTTTCATACTCATCTATACAAGAAGCAACATATCCTAAATCATTTGGAATATATAAATTTTTAAACATTCCATAAGGACTTTTTGCAGGATATATATTATCCTGATTTGTTACAAACTCATAAGTAGTTTTTTTATCAGAATCGTTCCAAGTTGTTTTAGTATAAAGTAAAACTGTAAACATTCCAGGTAGTTCTATTTTTTCATCTACCATTCTACCTACTGTTTTAATCTTTTTAATCACATTACCAAAACCTACTTCAATATCTTCTGAATGTGCTAAGACGAATGTTTTTATATCTGCTCTTAATTTACGTCCTGTATTAAGAACTTGCATACAATGCATAGCAATTTCACTAAACTTATCATATCCTTTAGTCATAGCTTTTTCTACGAATTCAAATCCCATTAGATATTGAAAGTCATCAATAATAATATTTTTTATATCTGGTCTTTCATTACTAACATAATTCATAGTTTTAGTAATTATTGCTGCATCTTCTGTATTAATGTAATTACCTTTTAAATTAGTATTTGAAAAAGGTTGATAAATATTTCTCCATCCTTTGAACGGAAAAGGTTTACCAGATACATTAATAATAAAAGTTTGTTTAGGATCTAACCCTACAATTCCAAGGCCAGGTTCAGGAAAGTATGAACTACTTTTACCACTACCTGCCGGTCCCACAATTCCTATAAGTGTACTATTCATTAAATTAAATTTGTGTTTTTATTATGTTTTCATAATTAAGATAATCAAACTCTGACATTGCTTTAGGCAATTCAGCAAAATATGAACTTGATCCAAGAAAAAATAGTTGTATACTAGCATTACTAATACCATTTCTATTTAAATTGATCATAAATTCACGATGATTATCACCTATTCTAGCTAAATCTATATCTTCATACTTATCTATATTATATCTTTTAGGATAAAATAAACTAACCATTAAATCAACATCTCTAGCAGTATATTTATTATCTGCTAATCCCTCAGAATCTGGTTTAATCTTATCTATAATAGTGTCTCCACGATAATTAAACTGAGCTCTTGATGAATCAGCACTCTGTTGTTGAACGACTACAGGAATATAATTCCATTTATCTCTCATCTCTAAACAATATTCACTACTAAATTTACTAATGGTTTGATGTAATGTTTCATTGGTACTTGTTTGTAATAATCCAACATGATCTACAATAACAATAACATATTCATCTGGTCTTACTGGTACATATTTGTCTCTTACTTCTCTTGGAGAATAAGTTTTATCTTCATTCTGCCAATTAATAGTTTTATAAGAGTATTTCCCATTACTTGGATGTTCTGCATAAGACTTCATTAAATGAAATATACTATTAGGACTTCTTATGGTATCATAATAAGTTACAATATTACTAAATTTATCAAACCAACTTTTAAATTCTTCACTATGAATAATAGATTCTATCTTATCATCTAATATATAATTACTAAAAATTGAACTAAGCTTTTGTGGACTTATAAGAATATTATAATCCTTATATAGTTTATAACACATAGCTGCTTTAATCTTACTTTCTTTAGATACTTCTAATGAGAAATAAAATATCTTTAGTGATATATTAGAAAGAGGATTATTAATAATCCATTCTACTGGCTGATATACATATAAAAAGTCTGCCAGTTGCGTTTTACCTGCTTTAGGACTAGCACTAATTAAATTATATCTACCTTGTTCAATTCCGGGAAGAACAGTAGAAAGTCGAGGTAATGACCAAGGAATGGCTATTACATCTCCTGATTCTCTCTTCTTCTTATTGTTACTCAAATTATTGAGTACATCTTCATATAGCATATTTTCCCTACAATATCAACTTCACAAAAATACACATAATAATGCTATATTCCAAATATCTTATAACTTAATTGATGAATTATTACTTTTATTTTCTTCAGGAATATTTTCCCATTTTTCCCAAGTTGCTTGACGCAACCATGTATCAATGCCTTGTAAATAAGCCATAGAATCTGTCGATCTTCTATGATCCAATTCACGTTTAAGGCATTCTATAATTTTCCTTTGAAGACCTGGTTTATTTTTAGTTACTCTTCTCCAGATATCATGAGTTGCTTTACCAGAAATACTATTAGGATCTTTAGCTGATATAGCTCTTCGTCCTAATCCAGTTTCTACGTATCCAGGATATAAAGAAAAGAATTCTACAAATAAATCATCTTCTTCAAAAATCTTTTTACTATTTGGCCCTAAAATATAACCATCATTTTGAGGATCATGAATTACATATCCTTCTTCTTCTAGTCTATCCAAATATCTTGGATCTAAATCATAGGGGAAGCTCTTGTTTTCTTCATTGTGTCTTAGTTTTAGTAAATTAAGATATTCATTGATATTGAGCTTTAGTTTTCCAATCTCAAGAATATCAATTGTTACAAATAATGCTACCATATATAATATATTTAAAAATTACTATAGAAGCTCTTTCTCTTTTATTTCTTTTGTAACATTTTTAATATTAGCTATAGTGCTTTCAAAGTCAAGATTAGAAATAAAGGCATCAAAATCACATTCAACCATTGTAACAAAGGCATCTTTGTTATATTTGACACCATTGATTTCTACTTTTTCAAGTTCAACATCATTTTCTAATATTAAATCAGGAATTGTGTCCAGACTATAATAAAAATGTGATGTAGGTGCTATATATTCTTTACATTTATCTTTGATTAATATTAGCTCATTGATATTACCTAAAAATATTAATTTAATAGTTAAAGTATTTTTTCTTAATTCTAAAAAATCATAATTAATAGACAATAACTCTTCTTCTATCTTTATACCTTTCTTTATACAAGTTTTAATAACTTCTTGAAATACTTCTAAAGTATCTACTGCCAAAAAGACCTTACGATTTTTTGGAGACATAAATATATCTCTTATTAAAGAAGTTAAATTACTAGTAAGAGTAAGAGGAGAATGGATAAAAATTTCTTTTCCTGAATTAGAAAGATTATAGATAGATATATGTTCTTTTATACTTATAATAAGCGACTTAACAAGTGAATTAACATAGTTATTAAGATTAGGAGAATTTTCAGACATACCATCAGTCATCATACAGTTATTATGCTCACTTAAAAATCCTTCTTTTATTAAAAATTTTAAGAGATCACTAATATCTTTAGATTCAGTATATCTTAAAAAATATTTAAAATCTATACTTTTATTATGACTTTTTATCCTTTTTCCCGTATTCCAAGCATAAAATCCTTCATTAATGCTAGCTCCTTTAGAGTCAACATAGTCAGAATTCATATTATTCTTTCCAATATAGTCATCTTTTCCTTCTTCTTCATCTTCCTCTTCTTCTTTCTCTTTTATAAAATTCATACCTGTTATTGATTGTGATACTTCTTCCATTGTAGAAAAAGGATCTGTACCTGTTATATAAGATGCTTGTGAATACTTAGGTGAAAAAGTACCAGAAACTAATGAATCTATTAAAGTTATACCATCAACAAGATTGAGTGGCCCTTCATCAGGTTTATTTGCTTTTACAACAGGAGGTTGTTTTGCTTTTGCTTTATTAAGTACTCTACTCATTTTAAAATGTATTTAGAGATTTTTAAAAATTGCACTGGTTTTAAACCATCAAATTTTATAGAATATTCATACCAATTTGGGTATTTATCATATAGTTCTGAAAATATCTCTTCTTCATGAAAAGCATCTTTCCAAATTGGACTATTGTCCAGGTCATCCTTAATATTAGTATCTAATACAGGACTTATAACTCTTTCTGTTTTTAACATTATGTATAAAGTTTAGTGTACTTTTCATCAGTTATAGTTGATGTATTTAAATATAATCCTAATTCATCTTTCTGTTTATCAGACA